GACAGTTGACTTAGAGCGAGCAATGAAAACGGCACACAAACCACCACATAAACTCGCCACCAGGATAAGTGATGCAGATAAAACCTCGATTTCCACATGTAATAGTGCATTATTACATAGTTGTAAGTGTTTTGAGGGTAGTAAAAAGGTCGTAAAAGGTATGTGAAACCTACCATAAACCCTAATACCACCTAATGATTATTTGAGAGTATCCTAAAAATCTCATTGTAAGTACGTTCCTAGGGGATATGGTATTGTGTTGGGGTGAATAAATTGGGGACTGGGGGGTATATGTGGTCAACAAAATAAGATATATATTATTTTATAGTAGAACATGTGTTCTACATGTATGGGCTTTAATCCAGACTATGTAACACCACCAGAACGGGAACGTAGAAGGTTAGCGAAGATAAAGGTCTCTAAGGCCAACAGAACTATAACCATACCAATGCAGCATTGGATACTATTAGACAGAATTTTTGATAAACTAGGTGGGGGTAAAAACCTTAAAAGTTCTACAACTAACAGCGATACTGTAAGATATTGTATAGAACAGATTGGGATTGAGGAGGGTTTAGAATCTTGATAATTTGTCCGTACTGTGAAAGAAAACGTACAAGAGGGATTTGTAACTTCTGCGATATTCGTGAATCTCCAAATACTACAAGTGGTAGGCATTCGTGGAAATTAAAAAAATGACAACTGAAATCATTCCCCGTGAGAAATGTAGATTCTGTAAAGTCTATTTGGCTAAAAACTGTCTTAATGATATTTGTTTAGAATGTTCTAAGTTACGTGGAACAAAAATACATCCTACTAAAGGTTGGTTTTAAAATGAAAATGGATATAGTCGAAAGTGATTTGAAACAATTATTCATGTGGATTAAAAATCTTCAAGAACTTTGTAAATCACAACAGGTTTTGATTGAAGTACAAGACGAACGAGTTAGTAACATAGAACATGACCTGGCCTTAGTTCTTTCTGTTATCAAAGATAGAAAGGATAGCACATAAAACTTTCAGAAGTATAATCTGAATTTTTAATTTTATTTTTCTAATCAACTACTTGTAAGTAGAAATCTACTACTCCTTGTGTATCTGTAGTTAAAGGTGAACAAGCGTAAGTAACCGTCCCTGTCGTGGAACGTGGATTAACGGCAGTATATGTTCCCGATTCCAGCATGTATAACAAACCATTAGCGATATTCGTAGTCCAAGATTGTGCAGCTATCGCTCCTGAAGTCATATCAGCAGAGCTTAAACAAATCATATAGTCCGCCACCATAGTAGTCACAGGAAAATCAAATGTATGTTCAACATAACTTCCCGTTAGTGTACTCGCATCCAAAACAGTTGTAGAAGTAGCCACCAACGTTCCGTCACTTTGTTTAATATACGCTTTAATATCACCCGTACACGAACCAGCTGGAATTTGGATGAACCAACTGGCTTTACAGACCTCTTGCCCAATTAATACATGGCCTGCTTGGTATAATTGACACATTTCCGTGCTAACTGTAGTGCTGAAAAGGTCTTGAGATGTGTTTGCAGTGCTTTGTATAAATGTCGAACCACCACCACCTGCAGTGCTAAAATTATAGGCCTTAATTGCAGTGGTTCCACTCGTTGACCGCATAGTTTTGAAGGTTGTAACATAAGCCCCTCTAGTTGCATCTGTCAGACCTGTTCCTGCAGTCCAATCTGTCGCTTCTGCAAAGCCGTTATCGTCCGAACCATCGCCAATTGTAACACCTGTAGATACGTTAAAAACGGTGGTAATGTCAGTATAGACATTCACTAAAGCAGCATCTTGTGGTAGGGTGTAAATATCCATAGATGCTCCGGCTACTACAATGTCTGCAAAAGTTTTTGTAACTTTGATTAAAGGATTAGATGTTGCAGCACCCCATGAAGGCACACCTGCAGATACAACGAGCGAATCCGCTGTACTACCTATCGCTAAACGCTGTAATGCACTTCCATCGCTGTAAACAATATCGCCTGCGGTTAATGTTGCTTCAGTTACATTATTCATGTTAAGTGGTGAGCCATCTTGAACGGCACTAGAATGCTTGTGTGGTTTTAGAACATTAGAACCACCGCCCGAAAAGCCCATGATTAACCACTATCTCGACTAAATCTTGCTTGTTCTGTTGAAAGATACATTGGGGTTACTTGTGCAAGTATGTCTGTGGAACCTGCCGCACCAGGAGTTACCTGAACACTTACAATATTTTGTCCGTTTATGTTTTGGTCAGAACCTGCACTTAATGAAACCGCAGGTTGGCCATTTACTGAAAAAGTACAAGCGTTTGCTCCATCCTGATTTTTAATTGCAATTGAAATTGCTATTGCTCGATATAATGTTGGGTAATGAACTGTTGTTGCTGCTGCACCTGCAGCGATAATATCAGAAACAAAAGTTGATTCTGCAGTTGTATCATTTGGTTTTACAGTTACTCTGTATCCTTGAATTATTTGAGGCACTTAAGCCACCTTAGAAAAGATTTGCGTATTTCATTAAAAATGAATATGCAGCAATACCACCACCTGTGGCTACTTGACCTGATGAAAAGGATAATTGTTTTCCCCCAGATTGACCGCCAACGCTGACGGGAATTGCGCCAAAAACTACACGACCTGCACTAGCTGCTGAACTGGCCACACTAAAGTTTGATACTCCTGATTGAATACCGTTTACTAGAACGTTTGTTTGGTATGCTGCTGCCCCTGGAGGGTCTGGATTATTCACACAGTCGAGAATAATATTACTTCTGTTTAACTGCTGAATTGTAAGACCTGTTACATCATCTGTTGATGGTGTGAATACGTTAAGTAATGCACCTGTTGTCGTATAAGACCGCATAAGTGGGACGGCCATTATAGACTATCCTCTTGAACGTTGCCCATAGCGTTTGCACCTGTAAATGATTGGTCTGAACCTGCAATAAAAGAAGTGGCTACTGCACCTACTGCTGATTCAATACCACCGATACCAAAAGCTGCTACTGCTGGGATTATTTTTCCTACAGTTCCGCCTGCTAGACCTGGTGATAATGCACCTAAAGCTACAGCTCCTAAAGCTGCGATTCCTGCACCAGCAAGAACCTTGTTAATCATTTTACCTGTTTTTAGTTTAAATGCCACTAATTATAATCAGTAACAGTAGACCTTAAATCTTTCTAAATTCGAGTTTAGAAACATTAAAGCACAAGTATATTAAGATAATAACATGGTTATTGGCAAACTCACAAGCTATTTAGCTTTGGGTCTTGTCGGTGCATTTCTTCTCAATACTCTAATTAGACCAGCTTCAGCACTTGGAACAGGTGCAGCGTTGCAAGAAACTGGAATAGGTATTGCCTCAATCGGTGCGGGAATAGGGGATTCATTACGGTCAATCGGAAGTGGTTCTGCAAAACTGTTTGACCCTCTATTCACTTTACGAGATTTAGTTTATTCATCTGATGTATCTGGTGCTGCTAATGTTGGTGCAGTAGCCAACGAAAGCATGCAGCAAGAATTTTCCAAACCAACAACTCCCGTATCTTCAACTATTACCTGGTCTTCTGGAACAAGTGCTCAAGTCCCTAGTCTAAGTCCCGCTGCCAAATCTTACTATCGGTCTTTAGGGGTTAGCGTTACTTGAAGAAAGGTTCGAAGGCAGCTAAGGCCTGGGGTGCAAAGATGCGAAGGCTTAGAGGAACCAAAACAAGAAAGAAATCAAAAACAAGAAAGCGTTCTACACGTAAAGGCCAACGAAGAAAGACTGCTCGCAGAGCCTATACTGGCCTAAAAAAGCGTAGAACTAGGCGCAAAAAGTCATCAGAAAGTGCCTGGTCTTTCTAAACCCAAATGTATTTTTCACCTTTACACTTAGGACAGTCCATAGTTGTGTTATAGATAGGGTCAATTTTATTTGACCCTGATTGAATATCTACTGTCCTTACAATGCCATGTGGCTTACCTGTTACAGTATCAGCACACAAATCACAGGGTTGCAGTTGCTTCAGCTTCACTTCCAGGTTGGGTCTGTTTATTACTGGTGTTAGCGGATTTGATTTTTTCATAAATTCGTTCAACTATAGCAGGGTCTCTCTTTACTGCTTCTTCAACTTGCGGAACCAGGAAGGATGCTGCCTTTCTGTACTTGTTTGGTATCAACTGCATGATGACCTCTCCTAGTCCAGAGTTCTTCATGTCTGTATCTGTAATGCTAGCGCCTTCTTTGGCCTTAGTTGCTACATTCTTTAATCTCATAATCTCTTTGCGATAGTCTTGTGCTTCTTCTTTCTTACTATCTGCTAAATATTTAATATCATTCTCAAAGTCCTTGATGCGTTGCCTAGAGTGTTTATTGACAGTTGACTTAGAGCGAGCAATGAAAACGGCAC